TCCTTCACGGTGATGTCAAATGTTAAATAGCGTAATAGCAGGTATTATCGCGGCGATGTCCGTCACATTCTCGGTGTTTGACTGGGACCCGCAGGAAGTCAAAATCTCGTGCTACCTGCCGACCGGGAACTGCACATATTCCGGGCAAATGCCATACGTTGGCGGATGTGCTGTTAATAAGGAGCACCTTGGACAGACTGCGATGTTATTCGATGCAGAGTATCGTTTTATAGGCTTTTTTGAGATCAATGACATCGGTGGTAATAGCCTGCTGAAACAGGGCAGAGCCGTGGATATATTCCAAGAGACGATGGAAGATGCACGGAACTTTATCAGAGAGAACGGCGACCACGGGTATGTGGTATGGCTGAATGCGGAGGGATGAGATGACAGTCAAGGAAAAATTAAAATTACAAGTAAACATATACAAGGATCTGAAACGGCAGAACGAACGCGACTATTACAACTACTGCAATATCTCTGATGACTGGGCGCGGGAGAGCGAGGCGGCATCAAAGGCAAGGGCGGCAGTGTATGACCTAGTGGCGGATAAGCTCGAAGAGATCCTGAAGGAGTGGAACGAGGAGAAAGGAGACGACAGAAAATGAGAGACGGTAAGATAGCAATCGAAATCGACCTGAAGAAACTCGGCATCATCGCAGGAATGGCATTGGCGACATATCTCGGGATTATCTCGGGGGAAGGTGAGACATTACTGCTGATTATTCCGGCGGGGCTGTATTGGATCGTGAGGGGGTGAAAGCGATGACAATATTCAGTACATACGAGCTTGTGACGCGCATCGTTGAAGATCTGGAAGATGGCAAGGCATCCATGCAGGTCATCGGGCGGTCGGGTGACACAAATGTAGAGGACATCTTCGATGGATATGAGCGTGATTTTATCAACAAATGCAAAGCATATCTGATCGACCTGCGGAGACAGATACGGCAGCAGTTGGAAGTGGATGATGCGGAGTACCAGATCGAGAACGTCACAACGGGGATGTTCGGAAAGGAGAAGAGCAATGGATGCAATCAAAAAAATCAGAAAGGAACGCGCGAAATATGACACTTTATGAATTAACCAACGACCTGCTGACACTGCAGGCCGAGCAGGAGAACGCCGACATCGATGACCAGGTGTTCCGTGACACTCTGGAAGGACTGGACGGAGCATTTGAAGACAAATGCGATGGCTGGGCGAAGTGGATCAGAGGGATGGAAAACGACATCAAAGGGATGAAGGAAGAAGAAGCGCGTCTGAAACTCCGGCGGCAGAGATTAGAGACCGCAGTCGCAAAAGCCAAGAGCACGCTGTCCGACTATATGCGGATTGTCGGCAAAACTAAATTCAAGACGGCATTATTCAACTTCGGTTTCCGCAAGTCGTCCCACGTTGTCGTACTGGATGCCACCAAAGCACCGGAATGGGCACTGGTACCACAAGCACCCAAGATCAGCCTGACGGCGATCAAGGAGCACATCGACAAGGGCGAGGAGCTGAACTGGGCGGAAGTCGTGGAAACGGAGAGTTTACAGATTAAGTAAAGGAGAGAAGAAATGGCAAAGAAAACAGAAGAGGAACTGGTGAGCATAAAGGATATTCTGCCTACACCGGAAGAACAGAATGACACCGACACATATATGTTATACGGACGGCTCCGGTGTGTACAGCGAGACCTGAAAGCTCCGAAGAATCAGTACAACTCATTCGGCAAATATCGCTACAGATCGTGCGAGGACATCCTGGAGGGAGTCAAGCCGATCCTGCAGGAATACGGATGTGCCATCGTACTGTCGGACACAATCGAACAGATCGGGGATCGATTCTATGTGAAAGCTACGGCGACCTTCTACGACTGTGAAACCGGTGAGAGCGTAAGCAACACCGCATACGCAAGAGAGAGCGATGACAAGAAGGGGATGGATGCCAGTCAGATCACCGGCACAGCATCATCCTATGCTCGAAAGTACGCTCTGAATGGGCTGCTGCTGATCGATGACACGAAGGACGCAGACACGGACGAGAACCGGAACGAAACCACAGGACGGGCGAGATCCGAAGCAGCCAAGAATGGAATGGCAACCAAAGAGCAGAATGCTATGGAGAGTGCTAATCAGATCATCAGCGAAAAAGATGTACTTGTGCTCAAAGAGATGATGCAGAAGAAGGGCATCGATCCGAATCAGAAGTGGAAAGGCAAAGAGCTGTCAGAACTGACAAACGCTGAATGGGTGCAGGCCGTGAACTGGCTTGAAAAGAAATGATCGGGAACAAACACGAGATCATCCAGGCACTGGCCAACGCTCCGGACGGGAAACAGTACGAACTGAAGGAGCATAAGGGTAAGCGGTCACTCAATCAAAATGCATATTATTGGCAATTATTGGCGCAAGTGGCCGCTAAAGCCTACATCAGCCGCAACAGAATGCACAATGAACTGTTGGCATCCTACGGATTCGACCAAATAATTGATGGTCAACTGGTCTGCACGATGCTCCCGGACACGGACGAGGCGGAGCAGATCGCGATGGAAGCAAGCACATACCACCTGCGGCAGACATCGAAGATCACGACAAACAACAACGGCGAGCGGTGTCGGGTGTGGGTGCTGATGCGCGGCTCCAGCGAGTACGACACAGCAGAGATGTCTAGGCTTGTGGATGGACTGATCGAAGAGGCGAAGCAGGTCGGGATCGAAACATTGACACCGGATGAACTGGAGAGAATGCGATGCATCGAAGAACAAAGGCACTCCAAATAAGTGCCAAAACGAAGAAGATCGTTTATGAGCGTGATGGCGGCCTGTGTATCTTCTGCCATCGTCCGGGTGATCCGGTGGCGCATGTTGTTGCAAGGTCGCACGGCGGTCTTGGAATAGAGCAGAACATCGTCACAGCGTGCCTAGCGTGCCACACACGGCTCGATAATTCGACAGACAGACAAATTATGCTTGAGACAGCAAAACGCTATCTACGGGCAAAATACAAAGGATGGAAGGAAGAGAACTGCATATATAAGAAATGGGGGTGATGCTGTGAGAAACGGGAGACCACCTCCCACGGTATTCTGGCTACCGAATGCGATATTCACGGGATGCACGACCGTTCGCCATGAGGCGGTCGTGTATTTAAGGAGAAGAACATGGGAAAGATGAGCAGAAACAAGGGCAAGATCGGAGAGAGAGAACTTGCCGGATATCTGAAGGAATACGGATACGACTGCCGCAGAGGTCAGCAATTCTGCGGAAAGAACGGAGATGCGGATGTGGTAGGTCTTCCGGGCATCCACATAGAATGCAAGAGAGTTGAGCGGTTGGATCTGATTGCAGCAATGGACCAGAGCAAACGCGATGCCAGAGATGGCGAGATGCCGACAGTGATGCACCGGAAAAACCACTGCGAGTGGTTGGTGACTATGAGACTGGAAGACTGGATGAAAATATACTCCGAATGGGATGCCGGAAACATACCATTCAGTGAAAGAGGTGAGAACGATGGAAAGCGGGAATAACGGTTTTACATTTTTCAAGAATTACTATACGGCAACAAACAATATGACGGATGAGCAGCGTTTACAGTTCTACGATGCGATCATTGAATACGGGATTTTGAATAAAGAACCAGAGCTGGACGGATTGATGCTGTCAGCGTTTGAACTGGCCAGAACCTGCATTGATAAGAGCATCGACATCAGGGAACGTGGCAGGAAGGGCGGCATCGCAAAGGGTGAAAACTATAAAGAGAAAAAAAGTTGCTATATAGCAAAAACAGAAGTGCTAAATAGCAAAAACAAAAGTGCTAAATACGAAGAGAATAGAATAGAAGAGAATAGAAGAGGAATAGAAGAGGAAAAGAAAAGAAAAGAAGAGAAGAAAGAGAAAGGGCGTTTCACGCCGCCATCCCTCGATGATGTGGCTGCTTATTGTGCTGAAAGAGGCAACAGCATCGATCCGCAGAGATTTATCGACTTTTACCAGTCCAAAGGGTGGAAGGTCGGCAGTGCTCCGATGAAGGACTGGAAGGCAGCAGTCAGAAATTGGGAGTCAAGAGATGCGGCACCGAAGAAGGCGGACAATGAGACGGAGATCCGGCAGTATTATCAGCAGGCAAAACAGCTCTACCCGACAGACACCGGAAAGGATGAAGGGTGGGAGACGTTCCGGAAGAAGTCAAAAGGTGATCCGAAGATCGCAAGACGGATCGCGAACTGCATCGGAGAGATGGCCGAGCAGTATTATTCCGGAGATGTAGGGCTGAACGGACTGGATAAAGATATCGAGGTGGCATATGAACACATACGAGGTTGAAGAGAGTATCATCGGTGCTTTACTGATTGACAGTTCCCTTGTCGGGAAAGTATGCGACACTCTGCAGCCGGAAATGTTCACGTCATCCGTACTTGGCCGGATATATCTCGAGTACCTGCGAGCGTATGACATCGGCAAGCGGCCAACCTTCGCGGAGATCCAGCAGAACTGCATCGGGGACAACTACAGCGAGTTAGAGGTGAGCGATGCTCTGATGCGAGCGGCAACAAACACGGTCATTAGTACGGAGATCAACGGGAGCGCGGAAGTGCTCGCCAAAGAGTACAGATTGAGACAGGCGGAGATAACGATCAGGAACATGGCTCTGGAAGGCAGTCAGATTGATGACCAGCTTGCGGATCTGATCGGACAGCTTGAGCGCATCGTGGAACGGAAGAAGATCGACACATTCACACTTGCGGAGATCGCAGAGGCAAACAAGGGGCAATATTTCACGAAGGACAAGAAGCGGAAGATATTCACCGGGACACAGATCGACAATCAGACCGGCGGAATGGAGGGCGGGGATGTGATCATCCTGGCGGCGCGGCCTGCGGTTGGTAAATCGGTTTTTGCAGGTCAGATGGCTCTAAACTGGGCAAAGCAAGGCCTGCGGGTAGGATATTACAATCTCGAGATGCAACCGGAACAGCTATACGAGAGATGGCTGGCTTCGGAGTCCGGGATCAAGATGGGAACAATCCGGAAAGCGACATCCGCCACAGAGGATGTATGGAGACGGTTCAACGTAGCGAATGAGGTGTTCGCACAAGTCGGGGTGAATCTGGTAGTTACCAGCGGAATGAAAACGGTCAGCGAGATCCGCAGGGAGATCCGGCATATGAACTATGATGTGCTTGTGATCGACTATATGCAGCTACTGGAGCCGGAAGGAACATATCAGGGAAACCGCGCTGCAGAGGTCGCGGACATCTCCAGAGGGATCAAAGCCATCGCGATGGAGAACAAGATCCCGGTGATCGCACTCTCACAGCTCAACAGGGCATCGGAGCTGAAGAAGTCAAAGGAGCCGACAATGGCAGAACTCCGGGAGAGCGGAGCCATTGAACAGGATGCGAGCATCGTGATCCTGATGTGGAAAGAAGGCGACAGCGATGAGCGACAATTTAATGTTGCTAAATGTCGGCAGGGCGTTCCGGGAAAGTGCTCGATGACATTTGATGGGGCGCACGCTAGATTTATCGATGATGATAACCCATTTAAGGAGGGGAAGAATGATAACTGATGCACAAGCACGCAGATGGTCACGGCTGAAATGGCATCAGCCGGTGCCATACGGCAACAGAGACTATGATGTGCGATGTCCGGAATGCGGCAATCCGTACTACTGGACACGGGCACTCAAGAAGACGTATGAACACGATGGCTCCGTGATGGTGTCCTGCAGAAGATGCGGGATGCTGTTCTGGATCAGTCGCGGGACGGATGACACAGTCATCACAACACAGAGGAGGAAATGATGGGAAAAGGCAAGGGAAGATCAGGACACTATAACAACTATAGGGCGTATCAGCGTACACACGAGGGACTGATGGCGAAGGAATATATCAATTATGTCGCTCCGCACTTGTATTCCGCTTTCTGCCTTGTGCTTTACGACAAGTACAAATGGGAGCCGGATGAAATCGCCGATTGCGTAGCTGCAGCGGATGAACTCTGGGACAGGGCGGCGCGTGAAGGCTGGGACATCAAGGCAAACTGTGCGGAGTGCACCGGGATCGATGTGACACACTTCAGGGACAGCGGACGGATCAACAAATTGGAGGTGGTGCAGGATGGACGGATCAACAAATTGGAGGTGGTGCAGGATGGACGGATCAACAAATTGGAGGTGGTGCAGGATGGAGAAGAAGGATAAAACCATACCGGGACAGATGAGCATCCTGGATCTGATCGATGAAGAACCGCAGAGCTTCGAGGACTATATCGGCAAGTGTCGGTTCTGTATGTGGAATGGCTACGGGCTGTATGACCAGTATAGCAAGCGGAAGAAGGATGCAGGGAGCTATAACTGCCAGTGGGAGCAGACACGGCACGGGATCACACAGTGCGTTGATAAGAGCTTCTGGAAGCCGAGCATCTACACCATACCGAAGCTGTGCGGAAACTGCAGGCATTCGAACTGTTTTCACTACCAGAGCAAGCCGGAGTACAAGGAGAACAGCGCGAAGGCGTTCAGTGATCCTGTGGAAGAGCCGAACATCTACTGCACACGGGATGATGGCAGCGTGAACCGGTCGGCACCGTTTGAGAGGTTCGCATCCAAGAGCTTCGGGGCATGCAAGTGGGACAGGCAGCATGAATGGGACAGCTGCGAAGCGTGGGAACAGGATAAGAGCGTATTGAAGGAGGATAAGGGATGAATGAATTTGAGCGAGTATCAGACGAGGTGAATGGCGATCTGTCATTTGCGAACACGATGGATCACGCTATCGAGTGGACGAGGAACGGCAGGGATGCAATGGCAACAGTAACATTCCCAGCAGGGCGGTTCAAGACCAAGATTGAGAAACTGGCAAAGGAAACAAAAGAAGAATTCATCGCAAGGAACAGACGTAACGAGGAATGGAGTCCAAAAAGAAATCTCGGCGAGCGACTGTCTCCCTGTCCGTTCTGCGGCAGGAAAATGGTCTTTTACCGTGAGGAATACGCGGATTACGTTCATCAGTATTATATGCACGAGGGTATCGACGCAAGCAAGCGTTCCGGCTGCGTTCTGGAAGAAAAGGACGCTCCCTTCGTAATACCAGCGGGGGACGCAAGACCCGAAACTGGATATATCGGCGAATACGCTATGATGTGGAATCGCAGAATAGAGGAAGCGACAAATGTGTTTAAGTTTTGCCCGGACTGCGGAGCGAAAATGCAGGAGGATGAAATCATGGCGATGGATTGGGTAAATGGCAGACGATTCTTTGATGAGAAACTCAAAGCGATCCATGATGGTATACCGCAGATGACAGAGCGGTGGATTCCTGTTAGTGAGAGGTTGCCGGAAGAAGGAGTAAGCGTGCTTGTATATGCTGAAAGAGATGCTTACGGAGACAATGGCAAATACAGAAAGAAAGTAATTGATATAGGTTGGCAAGTTGATGGACATTGGCACATAGATGGTTGCAACGGTGTGGTGGGGATAGCGTGGATGCCGTTGCCGACACCGCCGAACAAGTCAGAAATCCCGACAGGGGAAGAGGTGAGAGAGAATGAGTGACAAGCAAAAATTGGAAAGAATCCGGCAGACTTTAGACGATCTCGACAAAGAGGTGGCTGACAAAGAAGTAACAAGGGATTATTGGGATGGTTTTTGCAAGGTCTTTAATGCAGTTGAGGCAGAGCTGAATGAAAACTCTGATTGATTATCTCGGATCGGAAATACAATACAATGATAAGCATGGAAAATTCAAAAGCAAAAATCTCACATCAGTTATGTTTTATGAGTTGTGGGATATATGTTGCACAGTGAATCGTGGTTATGCACAAGATACTATATCAAAAGATGTAGCCGACATTTGTAAGAAATACGGGTTGTCAGTGCGAGAAGAAGGTGTCGGCTGGCGAGTAAGCGGAGGTGATAAGGAATGAAAGAATATTCTTCTTGTGATTTGGATGATATTATTCAAAAACTGAATGGAGGGAAGATACGACCTATTGGAGAAACTAACTACGATAGAGAAGCACTTAAACGACAGGAAACGATACAGCATTTAGCCGACATTCTGATCGAAGATATATTTCGGGTTACAGAGTGCAAGGGTAATGAGAGTAGTGTGGAAAAAGCAAGAAACAAAGCGTTTGGATGGTTTAATCAGTTGATAGAAATGCTCGAAGAAAACTTTGATATAAAAATGGTTCGGGCAGAAGGGAGCGAGAAGGAATGATTGATTGGATAACGGAAGGGAACCCGGAATATGCAGATGTATACTTGGTCACTTGGCGGCATCCGCTCTGGAAGCAGACCGCATACATCGGACTGTGTGAATGGGACGGTGAGCGGTGGCTTATCGAAGATATGGAGCAGAGCAAGCTGTATAAAGAGACACTCATCATTCTGGCATGGTCAGAACCCGAGCCATATATGGGATGGAAGGAGACGAAATGAACACAGCAACCATTATTGCGGCACTGATCGCATCAGCGGTCATCCTGTGGATCATCGGGGAAGAGATCTACAATGCAGGCTATCGACAGGGCCGACAGGACGGATATCGGGAAGGAGTAAGCGATGGCAAAGATCGAGATAGCAAAGGGCAGTCCTGAATGGACGATCTACCAGGAACTGTGGAACATTCACAAGGCATACGGTGATCCTGAAGACAATGACGAGTACTGGGACGAGCTGAATGCTGCCATCACCGGATGGACGAGCGGATACAAGGGCACGGACTATGAAGAGTTTGTCCGTATGATGGCAGTCGGTATGCTCGGACTGCTGGATGGCAAGTTAAGGAGGAAAAAGAATGATACACATACATTGTGACAGGTGTAAGGCTGACATCGATCCGGAAGGCAAGATCGGGAAGATGTCATGGGGATTCAAGAACGGCATTGAAGGTATGGTGTCGTCAGATTTGCTCTATGGGCGCGTTTACTGCGAGAGGTGCATGGATTTAGCCATGGCATTCATTCAGAGCGATACAGAGCCAGCCAGGGGGCAAATAAAGGCACAAGGCGGCAAGCGCGATAGACTCGCGCAAGGTGACGACATCATGAATCTGTACCGCAAGGGCATCAAGGTCAAGATAATCTCGGAAAAGCTCGGACTGACACCGAAACAGGTCAGCGCATACATCTACAACCACAAGGAGGCTGACATAACAACAAGCGGGCATATGACCAAGCTGCAGACGACTTCCGCATTATGTACGGAGGAACATAAACCGGCATATACACTCGAAGAGGTGAGCCGCATGGCAGTACAGCGCGGTATCAGCTATGGACAGATGATCACGATACTGGAACAGGAGGAGAAAAATGGCAAGAAATCGCAGTAAGAAGACAGGCAAGTGGAAGATCAGTTCACACGAGTTCTACATGGCGATGCACTTCGCCTATCAGTATCACGAGTGGAAGAAGGAGCTGACCGGACTCACGGACACATCGAAGGCGATCCAGTACAGCGATATGCCAAAGGGCAGCCTCAACACTGATCCGACAGGCGATCTTGTGGAGCGCAGGGAGCATCTGGTGCGCAACATTGACATTGTGGAGAGCTGTGCACGCAAAGCAGATCCGGAGCTGTACGAGTGGCTGATGCTCGGTGTGACGAATGATGGCATAAACTACGAGAGCCTGCGGACACTCAAGTGCATACCGTGCAGCCGTAACACATACTACGAGAGACGGCGCAAGTTCTATTATCTGCTATCGAAACAAATTTAATAAAAGTTTGGTACTCAGGGGACATATTTCTGTGGTATTATGATAGTGGTTAAAGATTGATAAGAGCCATTGCATTATTTTCATCATATGAATCCCATGGAGAGGGCACGCTGCATCGCGTGTCCTTTTCATTTGTGACTATGAAAACAGCGGATCCATTCTACAAGAGCACACGGTGGGAGCATCTCCGAGAGAGGGTGATGCGCAGAGACGGATATAGATGCAGGGAGTGCATCCGTTTCGGAAAGTTTAAGCAAGGGGAGATGGTGCATCACGCAGTACCGAAGGAGGACTTTCCGGAACTGCAGTGGGAACCGTGGAACCTTGTCACGCTCTGCAACCAGTGCCACGACCGGATGCATCTGCGCGTAAGCAACGAGCTGTCACAGGCTGGCGTTGACCTGGCCACTAGGATATTACGGAGCGATGGTAAAGACATTGGATACTTGCGAGAATTGGAACAGCGGAGAACCGAGGGTGCTCGGATGGTATGACTGTATAGATGCACAGGGTAACGAGATGCGCTTGCAATGGTTTCAATGTTTGATGAACCCAAGGAAGAAATACTGGAAGAACGAACGCGGCGATAAGGTGGGTGGTGACATCCGCTGGACTGGTGAACCGAGCGCGAACAGTTGGTGATTGGTGGCAGGGTGTAGGTATCCCCCCCGTAACATATGTTACGGAGAGAGGCGGAAGGACAC